GTTGGAGTGTACATAGTCCCACGGTAGAACATCTTATCGGTCTGTCCCAGCCCGCCGTTATCCGCAATATCCACTAACTCAAATACGTCCATAGCGAAAGTAGCACCGTGAATGTGGTAGTTAAACGCATGGAATCTCATCGGTACTGGCAAGAACATATTATCTGCGCTGAGTAACGGCTTCGCAAGCGGAATAGTACGGTACGCATGACCCGGATGCCAAGTATTACTTGCCGCGCCGCTCAAGAACCCTGGGGTTCTTCCTTCATCTCCATAGTATTTAGACTCCAGATATGACCATGCGTCGGCAGGCGCGATTTTGTCGAAGCCCGGAATCAGGTTTACCCACGAAGTAGCCAAGCCCTTAACAGGACGTACTGATAACGGGGAATTATAGACAGTACCTTCATGGACTTGCGCCCCCGGCGGCTTATTTATAACAAACTCTGACGCCAACTTCGGGAGATATGGGGCTACCACAAACTTAGCCTCACCAGCCTGAATATTACCCGGTAATGGCAATTCATTACCAATATAAGCTCCAATCTGAATAGGCGCGGCTAATTGCTCAGCAATAATGTTCGCCTCATGGAATCTCCTAAACATATCCTGCGTGATGAATTGCCCTTTAACAGAATCCGCGTCTTTACCGTCTTTACCATCTTTACCGTTAAACCAATTATCCGGCAAGGTAAGTTCTTTGGTAGCACCCTTAGAATCCGTAACAACAATCGTGCGGTTCTTGGAAGTGCTAGGTGCGACATCCTTAACCACGGTAGTACCTGAACCTGCACCACCAGCGCCGGGGAAAATCTGCTCTCCAGTGCGCTCGTCGAATGCTACCTCAAACGGCAGCTTAGTCGATACGGAAGTCCCGTCGTTGAGGCGCGCAGTAATGGTCGCCTTACTGTACGAAACTCCGCCTACAGTTCGGGTGTCGCCATACTCAATCGTACTGTTCAAGCCCGACACAAACTTATCAGCGCCGCCACCGCCGCCGCCAGCGGGAAGGTTAAGTGTCGTAATGGATGTATCATCGCGGACAACACGCAACTCCGTACCGTTTGCGCCTAACGTAATATCCATAACCGGGCGACGCTCAACGGCTTCTCTAGGGTCATCTGACTTCTGGGCGGAAAAGTACAACTTGTTATGTGGCTGCACAGTGCTTACGACATTACTGTTACTGAGTACACCTTGCAGAGGGATATTCTTGGTAAAGTAATATCCGTCGCCTACATCTTCTAACTTTTCGACTGGCGGAATACCAGTAACCAAGTCAGTCAGATAAATATCTATGCCACCGGGGTTACCACCAATGTTGGGAATCGGTATCTCAACTTCAAATGTCTTGCCGTCGCTACGAGTAATAACCAGCGTATGGCTAATCACAGTCTCGCCGGGTTTTATTCGCGGCTCGTAAGCGAACGCCGTAATATGGAGGTCTGTACCGCCACCACCGCCTTGTTGCTGCGGCGGCAGATGCACCACAAACTTCTCGCCGTCATTACGACGAATCGTCAGGCTCGTGTCATTACCTACGGTATTTATTTCAAAGGCTGTAACGTGTTTATCTTCTGTTTGCTGTGCCTCTGGGAGGTGCGCAGTAAACGTTTTACCGTCGGATGTTTTTAATTCCAAAACATTTTTACCGCCGCGGTTTGCCAAATCGAAAGACGTAATCTTTTGCCCTTCCGGTAAAACGACTTCGACTGTACCGCCCTGTTCACGAGTTAATTTCAGGGTATTGCCATTAACGATTTCGCCTTTGCTGACAAAATCGTCTTTAAGGTGTTTCTGTAAATCCTTGACATCAAGGGTCATCTTGCAAGTCATTTCTCAACTCCCAAACTTAAAATTATCCGGTACAGCGTTTGTTTCAAACACATTCTGTTTAACCATTTCCAAACGTGTAATATTAAACAATTCCGGGTCAGATACCTCGAACATATAGAACCCCGGAATGTTCAGCATCGCATAGTTGTCGCAGCCACTCATCGTCCACAAATCGCCGCAGCGGCGCACAGGCTCGAAGAACACTTGGCGGTTTGCGACCAGCTTGTCGTACTCATCCTGAATGCTCACCCGCTCGCCGCATTGACGCTCGACGTGAAGCGACGCCACCGGACCAAACGACACCTTGTACAGTACGAAACAACTATCGGATTCTATTTGCAGGATGCCATCATCCTCGTTCGTAATCTTGCCCTTCAGCACTTCCGGCGCGCCATACAGCGACAATAACGCCGACTCACCGGGCGCGATATAAAAAATATCCGAATACGCCTTCTTGCCGGAATCGTCGATAGCGCGCGTCTTCCGGTCAAACAGTACGCGGGGCGTGTATTCAGATTCAGCCCTTGCCTTCACCTTTCCCTCCTCACCCGCACGCGCAAGGCGCTGTTTGGGCAAACACATTTACTTCCTGAAGTGGCGTTACCACCGCAGTCACCGTTGTTTCCGACGTGTCCCCAATCACCTCGACCTCGTAGTACCCCGGCGTCTTAATCACAAACACCGGATTGCACTTATCCAACCGCCAACATTCCAGCTTGGCGCGGCGCAGGATGATGCTCCGCCCGATAGTAACCACCGGGCAACATCCGCCTGAACCCTGCACAGGCACGCCCTGACTGGGCATCACCTTGTAAATCTCGACCTTCGTCGTGTCGTACTCGGCGTAGCAGGTAAGCACCATCTGCTGCCCCGGCTGGACAACCAGCAGCGCTTGCTTCTGTTTCGCGTAAGGGTAAACGACATTCTCGACCGGATTCGTATCGTTGTACTCGTGGACACGCCCCCGGAAATCTCCCGGAAGCCCTAGCCCCTCGCTGGACGCGGAGGAAACTTGGCTCTTGCCTGTTTTCAGATTCGGTGGCATATCACACCAGCAGTCCTACGATAAATCCAATAAAACCAAATATTAGTGCAACGCGGACGATTGTGCAATAGATACACGCGACCTCCTGACCGTCGTCCTCCGTGACCCACGCAATGAGGTAGTCATTCAGCCATCGCTGGCTGGCAGCCCACGCAACAAACCTGTCGTGGATTTTTCTGAGCGGGGGTGGTAATCTCATGACCTTCTCCAATAACTTCAAGAGGGTATATTAGCATGGCACTCCTAGACAACCAAACCGTCACCGTCGATGACAAAGTGTACGACATCATCTGGGGCTACGGCATTGTAACCAGCACCATGTTCGGTTCAATCCAAGTTCGCTTCGGCGACAACCGGGCGGTCAAATATGAGTCTGATGGCTCACTGGGCGGCGTCAGACGCCTTTACTGGCACAACCCGGTAGTCATACCGCCACCCCGAGACAATCGCGGGTGGGAGACACTCCAGAGCGTCCTGACGGCCGTCGCCGCCCACCTCAAACTCTAATCACGTCTGCGGGAGCGTTTGCTCCTGTGGTACAGGCGCACCTTGCGGCTGCGGGGCTTGTCCCGGTATGCCGTCTGGTGCGCCTTGTTGCATCTGCCCTAACTGCGAGGCTATCTGCTGCATCACAGGCGGAGAAAGCGTCTGCCCCGGCTTCAGGATGTCGGCAGTACGAAGCAGGTTCTCGATGACGGGCAGACGGATATGTTCTGGTATCAGCTCGCCAAGCTGCCCCAGAATCTGCATATTCTCCATCGCCGTCTGCTTATCCATCTCGCGCTCGACCATACTCGCCGCACCCTTAGCGACAATCTTCGCGTCGCCTGTGTACTCGAAGTCCTCGTCGTACATAACCAGCAACATATACAGCAGCGTTACCATCGGCTCGATAACACCCAAGTCCAGATTCATAAGCGCCGACTGGATGGGTTTCAGGGTATTGCCCTGAAGCGTTAGCAGCCCGCGCACCGTCCTGTTCGCTCCGCTGCCCACAGGCTGTCCATGCAGGGCGGCGGGGATGTTACTGATGACGTGCGCCTGCTCGAAGATGTAGCTGGCAAGGCGCAGCGCTGACTCGGTGGTGGTCGGAATCTGAGTGAACTTGATTGCCCGTGAGCCGTTGCCCATGCGGTCGCCGTCGGCAACCACCACCATACCGGGCGCGATTTTCGGGTCTTCAATCCAGTCATCCGGCACGTACTGCAAGATGCGGCTAACCTCCACCTCGGTCACAGGCTCACTCGCCAGCGACAGGTTGTACAGCGCGAGGTTCACCGTGGCGCGGTATGCCTTGTCCAGCGACAGGAGTTTCTGCGCCAGCCCGCAGCCGACGATGGAATTGTTGCGGCTCTCGAAGCTGGCGGTAAACACCGGGCGCTTGTACTGACTGGGGTTGTTGTTAATCTGGCAGTAGATAACCTGCCCACCGCACATGATGATTTTCGTCTCGTAGAGCTTCTTTTCCTCCAAGTCCAAAAAGCCCATCTCTTTCAGCTCATACCCGCTGAACCGCCCATAGCGGATAAGGATTTCCGCACTCTGCCCGCGCGACCACTCCAGCGACGTCTGGCGGGTCTCTGGGCTCTGGTCGAACCACAGCAGCCACTCCCGCGGCACATGACCTTCCTGCGCATCCTCGATAAGCTCGTCGATGACGTCGAAGCGGTAGCCGCTCTTATCGTCGGACTTGGCGAGTTCCCGGCAGTCGTAGAGGTAGTCATAACCGACCATCTTACGGATAAACACCGCCGTCCCGTCTTGGGTATTGGTGCTGTCTTCCGTCCAGTAAAAATCAAACGGCGACACCCGCTCGAACACCCACGACACGCGGGTCTCCTCGATGAACTTGTTGTCCTTCCACACGCTCTCGGTGCGCACCGTCGGAAACGGTCCGTGCATACAGGCGTAGGGGTAAGTCGCGAAGTCGTCTGCAAACTCCATCACCGCACGGCGATAGCCGCCCTCAGTCGTCTTGTCGTACAGCTCCTGCTCCAGTAACCGAGCCTGCTGCTTGGCGTGGTCGATTACCTGCTGGCGCATTTCCACCTTAGCCTGCTTGAGAAGCTCCATGACGGCTTCGGGAGGCAACCCCGGTAGTTCGGATGAGGATACCGCGTCGGAGGGCGCAGCGCCGCCCTCAACCGCGCCTGCGACGAACACCTGCTGCTCCTGTACCACCTGCGCGCTGATGGACGTAATCTCGTCGTAAATTGCCTGCATCCGGCTGCGGATTTCGTCCTGTGGAATCTCTGGCTCTGGGGTAGGCTCAACGATAAACGGCGCACGGCTAATATCAACCAGCGTCTCGCGGATTAGGCTCACCAGAATATTGACCTTAAACGCCACGATGCTAACAGGCATCGCCGCCCACGGCGGAAACTTCTCGCGCAGCTCCGCCTCGCCATCAAGCAACTGGTCGTCCCGCGCCTTGTAACACTCATGCAGCAGGTTATCGAGGGTGTACTCGCCGACCTGTTTGCCAGCGCGAACGGTGCGGGCATGGCGGAACTGGCGCATGACCTCAAGTCCCAGTTCCTCATGCGGGGTGATGGTCTTCTCAATGCGAGACGCCTTGAGGTCTTGGTTATCGTCGATGTGCTGGATGACTGCCATGAGTGGTGGTCCTTGCTGGTTCGTGAAAAAGTTTAGGGATTATAGCAGGGTAGTGTGGCTGCGGGGGAGCGGTAGGCGAAGGCGCGTCATGCTCGCGCCCGGGCGAAGCTAGCCGCCGCGAGGCGTCTGGCTTTGTCCAGCGCATCGTCTGACAGCACGGATGATGTGATATGCAGCGCGCCGTACTGGAAAGCGTCCGCCCAGTGGCTGTACTTGTTCTTCTCGGGCTGCGCGGAGAAGACCGTGTTCAGTCCCCCGACTTTGAGCTTGCGATACTGATACCCCCCATCCATCGCATCCACCAGCTCACCGAGCGACGGGCTTATCGCAAGGCTTCCCTTCTCACGGCGATTAAGCATTATCTCGCTGGCTTGCAAACGCTCCTTGAAGCGGTTAGTAGGCGCAGGTATGGCGTCGTAACCTTTCTCCCGCAGCAGGTCGATAGGCGTGATGGCGGTGCGCGCGTCGCGGGCGTTTGCCGGGTCGCAGACGCACAGCGTGTTACAACCCGCGTAGCGCAGGGTAAGAAGCGGAGTCAGCACGTCGTCGATGAACTCCTCCAGTCCCATCTCATCGCCGTAAATCCCGTCGGCTATCTGCCACTTTGACCGCACGTGCTGCCAGATGAGCGCGCAGGGATGGATGCCGGAGGTGTCGATGCTGATGAGGCAGTCCGTGAGCTTGGCGGGCTCAAGCGGGTCGTCTGCCACGTGGAAGTCCTTGTCGAAGTTGGTAAAGACCTTCTTGCCGTCGCCGCCTGCACGACCATAGCGGCACAAGAGGCGGGTCTGAATCATATCGGTCAGCCCCATGCGCTCGTAGGTCGCGAGGTCGTTCAGATATTTCTGCCCACCGTCGAGGTTCGTCAGGTTCTCGGCGTGGGGGTTTACCGCGTAGGTTGTCTCGCCCGTGTCGGGATTGACCGTCTCGATAAGCGCAGGCGGCTGCTCGTAGAGCATGGTGTTAGGTGGCAGCGTGCCGGAGTGGAGGTACTCGACTAGCCAGTGGTCTTTGGGAGGGTAGTTGTAGTCGCCGATGACACAGTAGAGTGTGCAGTGATTGTTGCCATCGTCCCACATATTCGCAGGCGGATAACGCCCAACCCGTTCGCCCGCCTTACCCACCAGCTCTTTCGGCAGCCCGGTCATCTCGTTTAACCAGATGGCGGTCGCCTCATACGAGTCGAGTTTGCCGAGGTCGAAGTAGGACTCGATGGCTATCAGCTCGAAGCGCATATCGGCGATGGTGCGGTCTGGCAGCGGCAAGCGGCAGTGAACCGTTATCGGCTTGCTCCTGTTGATTTTGGTGTACTGGGGCGGCAACCACTGGCGGAGCGTTTCCAGCGTGGTACGCTCCAGCTCGCCGTAGGTAGAGCGGATGATGGCGAATTTCGTGGGGCGTATGCCTTCAGCCGTGGGCTCTTGCCGCAGCCCGATACCGATTAGCTCCAGCGCGCTTCCGACCGACTTGCCGCTTCCCGGGGGTCCTGCGACGAATCGGTTGAAATATTTGCCGTAGTCCGCGTGGAATCGCTCCATCGTGGGGTATGCGCGGTAGGTTGTCGCCATCACAGCACCCCCATCTGCAACAAGTCGTCGGCGGAAGGTTCAGGGCCGACGGGTGAGGGCAGGGTCGCGTCGGGGATTGGCGGGGTGTGTTGGAGGGGCTGTGCGTGCTGGAGCGGCGCGTGCGGGATGGGTGGGGCCTGCACCACCTGCGCGGTCGCCAGATGGTCTAACCCCGGCACGCCGACAATATTGAACGTAACGGTAGGGACTGTGAGCGCCGGGGCAAGCGGGGCATCGTCGCGAGGCGGCGGGGGCTCACGCCGGGCAAGCCGCACGACCATCTGGAGGAGTGTGGCGAAGTCCTTGTTGGTCGTGTCGTCGGCGGTAAGGCGCGCGAGCAGGCGGGGGGTCGCCTTGTCCGCGATAAAGCGCATTTTCTGCACGAAGGCGGCTTCTGACGGGTTACGGGAACTCTCGGCGATTTCGTCCTGCTTGGCTTGCAGCAGCTTCTGGAAGAAGGGGTTGGCTTGCAGGAGGTCTAGCTGTTCGCGACTAATATCGTAGGCTTTCAGTATGGCGGGGGTAGGTGTCATACCGATAGCGAGGTCGGACGCCAGCACTTCCCACAGGGTGAACTCCACCGGGGGCGGGGCGTCGTCGGGAACGACTGGTGCGAGGGCGGATTGAGGGGGGAGGGTGGAGGCGGGAGCGGTAGATGTGGAGTGGGCGGTGGTGTTGGCGTGGGGCACGGCAGACCGCAACGCGCTTGCTGCCTGTTCGTTGAGGTTTAGCGGACTGGTTTGTGAGGACACAGAAAAAATCTCCCATACACTTAACGGTTTATGGGAGATTGTAACGGAGATAGTGTGGGGACGCCAGCCGCAGGGTATGGGGGTTCTGCAAAGGCTCGCGCTATCGCAGGCTGCGGCTGGCGTGGGGGATTGTAAAGGATGCTATGGGGCTATGGAAGGGTTGAGGTAAAAATGTATAACCCTTAGAATGCTTTACACGCTACGCTTGCGACTGGCGGCATGGGGCTGCACGGGCTGGCGGGCGTGAGTGGAGTGTATTATGTACGCATACAAGAAAGAAAAACCGATTGTAGCCTTCAAGTTTGTGGCGCTGGGCGATGAGTCTGGTGGCGATAACTTTGCGGAGCTTTCAGCGGATGTTGAAGCGGCAGGCGGCACGTGTGAGCGTTCCGAGCGTGCTGGTGGTCCTGTCGTCGTTGTCAAATACGACTGGAAGGAAGTGACGTTGCCGCTTGGACACTACGTGGTATTTGACGGCACGGGGATGGGTGTGGTTCTGACTGAACAGGCTTTCGCTGACAGCTACGCGGAAGCTATGGTGGATGGAGAGAACATCGACCTCGACCAGTTACTTGCGGACGTTGCTGCGCTGAAAGAAGGGCAGGGACGGTTGGAACAGCAGGTGGGAGTGATGACGAAGTCCATTGACCTCCTGAAGGCGATGAAGGGTCGTAAGGGGGCTTCTGGTGGAGACGCCGAGGAGGATGCAGCGGAGACTGCACCCTGACTGTAGGAAAATTTTTGGCAGCCCTCCAGCGATGGGGGGCTTTTTCTTGGGCGGAATGTGGGGGGAGGGGTAGGGTGTGGGCTGCACCGGGCTGGTGGGAGTGGACAGGAGGCGACACGGGCTACGCAGACTGCACCCGCCATATTAGAAAGTCACAAGAAGTGTAATGGCCGTGGGCTTCCCGGGGGCATTGGCGGCTTGGTGGGAATGGTTCTTGTTTACAAGGAATGGCGGGGAGGGCTGAGTGGTCTGCGGGGGTGGGACTGCACCGGGCTGGCTAGGACGGCTGCGTAGGGGGATGGGAATGATTATTGTTACTGGTAAAAGTGTGGTGGTGTCGGGTGGTCTGCGGGGATGGGTATATATTCACCCATCCCCCTTCGACTCCACGTGTCCATATCCCCCCGCCCCCCAAGTCCCTCGGTCGTCCTCGCGTTCCCCGCCGCCCGATACCCACCACCCGTTATCATCTCGGTTGATGGTGATAGGTGGCGGCGAGGTTATCAAGATGCGAAGATTGATTAGTGTTAAATTAGACTAGGGTGAAAAACAGTATTGAACATGACGTAAAACGGCAGGCGGATTTTGCGCGGCGAAAGCGTGCCGAAAAAATAACATCTGAAGCGCTGGAATATTGGATTATCTGGAATAACAAATAATGTTGCCAATATAGTTTGAGGTTAGTGTTGTCAATAAAAAATCGGGAAATGTTAATTAACATGACGGAAATGGTAGCGTGCCACGGAAGCCCGCATAAACACCCGGTCTTCCGCGAATTGAAAATAAATTTCGAATCATGTGGAAAATGTTGATGGTTTTTTTGTTAAGATTCAAATGTTGAACAAATAATCTTGTAAATATTGGTCAATAATAATGTTATGTGGATTTTTATTGACTGGAAAATAAAAATGCTAGGAAAAACAGGGGGTTGCGGGCGGCGGCGGCATTCAACAGCACCCGCGAGAGAGAGGAAAAACGGCTAAAAAAAAAAAAAAAAAAAAAAAAATTGAA